CCGACCGCCGGCACGTTCAAGCTGGTCTATGACGGCTGGACAACCGCCGCAATCACCTGGTCAGCCACCAACGCAACGCTGCTGGCCAATATCAATGCCGCGCTCGATCTGCTGCCGAGTGGCGCGGCCAGCGCGATCGTCGCGACTGCCGGCACCTTGACCGCCGGCATCGGCACGATTTTGCTGACCTTTTCGGGCGCGCCACTTGCCAAGCGGGCCGTGCCGCTCATGACCGCCGTGAATAGCTTGACCGGGACATCCCCGACGCTGGCGATCGCCGAGACGACACCGGGAGTCGACGTGACCGGGCGCGGCTCGATCACCGGCCAGCTGCTGACCGATACGACCAACGGGATCCTGTATATCAATACCGGCACGCCGACGGCGCCGACCTGGACAAAAGTCGGCACACAAACCTAGTGATCTGGCCGCAGCACAGTCAGGAGCACCCCATGATGTGGACAAACGACGGGCCGAATCTGTACTGGGATTCGGAAAAGCAACACGTGGTCGAGGAGGGCGATAGCCGTGCGCGCTGGCTGCTGGTCGCGGAAGGCGGGCAGCTGCCGCTGGAGGAGGCCGAGCGCTACGGGCTCACCGCCGATCGCAAAGCGGCCGCTGCGGAAAAGGCCAAGGCCGCGCCAGAGAACAAGCTGAAGCAAACGCCGCCGGCCGATAAGGCCAAGGGGTAGCTCGTGTCCTACGCCACCATCGCCGACCTGCGCGCCTATCTGCCGCAAGTGCCGGAGCTGGGCCAGCAGCTACTCACTGTTCAAGGCGCGCCGACGGGCGGCACATACACGCTTATCTACGAAGGCGTGGCGAGTAGCGCGCTGGCCTATAACGCGACCGCGACCAGCGTCCAGACCGCGCTGCGTGCGATCGCCGCGATCGGGTCGGCGGGCGTGAACGTGCGCGGGCGGCCAGGCGGGCCGTACACGGCGACGTTCCAGGGCACCTTAGCCACTGACGCCGGGCCGCTGTCCCTCGGCACGAACAGCCTGACGGGCGGCGTTTCTCCCAGTGTGACCGTCGCGCCGGCAACCGATAGCGTGCTGCAATCGTGCCTGGATCACGCGACGGGTATCGTGCAGAGCGCCATGCGCAGCCTGCTCGCCGACGAGACCTTCGACTATAGCGCCTGGCCGAGCGCGACGACCAAGATCGTGCGCGGCTATGACAGCTTCTTTCTGCGCTTGCCCGCCTATCAGCTTGGCACGGTCACACTGGCCGAGTACCAGAGCGGCAGCAACCCCAGCAGCTACACCAGTCTCACGGCTGACCAGTGGGAGGCGACCGCAAGCGGCACGCTCTATCGCGCGGCGGGCTGGGGCGGCGGGCTATACGGCGACTATCCGCGCTACAGGGTCACGGCCGTGTGGGGCTATGGGCCGACGCCGCCCAGCGCGATCGTCGAGCTGACCTTAGAGCTGGCGGTCAATATCTGGCGCAGTCGCGACAAGGGCGGCTTTACCGAGATCGTGGGGGTCGAGGGGTCGGGCGGCATCCGCCAGATCGCCGGACTGAACAAGCAGCAGCAGATGATCCTGGAGGATCTACGCGATCAGCTGATCGCGATCGGAGTATAGCTATGGCTGTAGCGCCTACGGGAACCGAAGATCATCTGGGCGAGGTCGGCGGCAATCTGCTGATGATCGCGACCGAGTTCACCCGGCCAAACGATTCAACGCCGTACACCGCGAATGATGTGGTGAGCAATGACGCGACCACGACGACCATGCAGGCGCTGGCCGCGGCGGCGCGCGTGGCCGGACTGGGCGGGTACGTCGTCGGCATCCGCGTCGCGACGGATAAGAAGAGCATCACGCCGCGCATGCGCGTCCACTTTTTCAACACGACCGGCGCGACCCTGGCCGGCGATAATCTGGCATGGAAAGATGTGTACGCCGATAGCGCCAAGCGGGTCGGCTACGTCGATCTGCCGGCCATGATCACCGCGGCCGACGCGACCAATAGCGACAATAGCCGCGCGCTCGACCTGACCGTGCGCATGCCGTACACCTGTGTCGCCACGTCGCTCTATTTCGTGCTGGAAACGCTGGACGCCTTCACACCGGCGGCGCTGGAGAAGTTCACCGTGACCGTGTTCTGTGATCGAAACTAATGCGACAGGCGCACCATAATCTGTTTCTCGATCCGACGATGGTGCTGCGCTACACCCGCAAGATCAGGGCGCTCGGCCCGATCGCCTATTGGCCGCTGGCCGATGCGGGCGGGTCGGTCGCGCTGGACGAGTCAGGCAACGGCAGGAACGGCGCGTACACCGCAGCCGCGCTCACGCAGATAGGGATCGGCGACGGGAGAGGGGCGGCGGGATTCAACGGCACAACCGCGTTTTGCAATCTCTATTCGGCATCGCTCATTCAAGCATTCAACGCGGCGGAAGGATCGATCATCTTCTGGGCGCAAGTGAGCGCGGTGGGGGTGTGGTCGGATGGGGCGGTGCGGCGCTTCATCACGCTGCAAGTGGATGCAAATAATAGAGTCTATATCGAAAAGGTGGCCGGGGCGAACACCTTCGGCTTTAACTATGTGGCTGGCGGCACCGCAAAAAGCCGCAACCGCGCCACATCCACGACCGCATGGTTCCATGCGTGCCTCACCTGGTCGAAAAGCGCCGATCAGGTGATTGCCTATTTTAACGGCGTCCAAGAGGGTGCGACATTGACTGGACTGGGCACATGGGTTGGCGCAATTGTGAGCACCAACGCGAATCTTGCGGCGAATGCGACCACGCCGACGAGTCTTTGGAGTGGCAACCTCGCGCATGCGGCGATCTTTCCGCGCCCGTTGCCTGCTGCTGAGGTGCTGAGCGCGGCGACACTATGAGACGCTTACGGCCGCTGCTGCTGGCCGTACTCGCCTTCGTACTGGCCGCTGCTGTGCTGGCCGGGCTACTCTGGAGTATGCGATGAGCGAGCCGACGATCAGCTGGGTCGGCAGCGCGCCGGCCGCCCTGGCTGCCAAGCTGAAAGACCCGGCGCAGTTCAGCGCGTTTAAGACCGCGCTGATGACCAAGATCACGCTCGTCGCGCTGTCGCATAGCATGCCGCAGACACCGGTACGCACGGGCACGCTTAGGCGGTCGGAGACAACCCGCGTGGAACAGGGCGGCGATCGCGGCTTTCTCGGGTCGAATGTCATCTACGCGCCCTTTGTCCACGCACGCATTCCGTTCTTCCAGCAGGGCATCGACGAGAGCCAGGCGCAGATCGCGCAGCTGCTGCAATCGGCCGGCGATGATTTACTCAAAGGCATGACATGAGCGCCTTGACAATGTACCAGGGGTTAGAGGAGCGCTTCAAGACCATTAACGGCTTGACCAATATCCTGCTGGGCGAGCCGACCGCGATCCAGGACGCACCCGCGCTGTACACCGCGCTGGCATCGTTCGAGCGGTCACAGCACGGCCAAATAACCGCCATGCGCTATCGATTCACGCATCGCCTGATCATCGTCTGGCAAGACAATTTGCAGGCCGAGATGCAGCTCTTAACCCTGCTGAACGCGATCCCGGCCAGTGTCGATCTGAGCCCGACGCTGGGCGGGCGCATCGTCGAGGGGCTGGCGAAAGTGACCGGCGGCGACGCGGGCTATGCCAAGATCGGTGAGACGCTGTACCGGGTCTGCGATTTTGTGGGCGACGTGCTGGAGAAAAACGCGGTGAGGAGTGGGCTATGAAGATTGCCAGATATTACGATGCGACCAAGAACCCTGATCACGCGTTCTTTCCCGGCGTGCCGCTGCGCGACCTGACCGACGATGAGTGGGACGCGCTCGATACGCGCATGCAGGAGTCGATCGACGCGACGCCGTTTTACAGGAAAACACCGCCGCCGCGCGAGACTGCGCCGCTGAGTGGCCCAAAGGAGTAGCACGCTATGGCCGAGATCCCCTTCGAAACATTCTCGCTGGCCTTGGAGGCGACGCGCAACACACCCGTCACGCCGCCGACGCACGCGCTCAACATGGCCGGCGTGATCAAGCCCTACGTCAGCCAGTACCGGCCGAAAGAGCAGCGCGGCACGCTGGTGATGAACTACCGCCATAAGATCGTGCGCAAGAACTGCACCTTCTCGGCCGACGGCGACGCGGATGTCAACTACTTGCCGGTCTGGCTGAATATGGCGGTCAAAGCGGTCACGTCGCCCAGCACGCCGACCAACGGCGTGCTGACCAGGCTCTGGACATTCGCGCGCACGATCACGAGTGACGACATTAAGGCCGCGACGATGTACTGGGGCGACCCGGCGATCAATCAGCTGCAATCGCCGTTCTGCGTGCTGGAAGAACTGGTGTTCGAAAATGATGGCACATCGGAGGGCGTGGCGACACTGAACGTCAAGGGCGGCGGCAACTTCCCCGCCAAGGTCGCAGCACCCAGCGCGCCAGCCTCGATCGCCGGCGACACGCTGCCCGGCATGGAGATGCAGCTGTGGGTCGATACGGCAAGCGCGATCGGCACGACCGCGATCACGGGCCGGCTGCTCAAAGCCAAGCACACGATCACCACCGGCGTCACGTATAAATATATCGCGGCCGGGCCGACCACGACATTCGGCTACACCGCGATCGGCCGCAAGCCGGTGGTCGCACTCAAGACCGAGCTGGAGTTCGAGTACCCCGACTACAACCAGTACGACCAGTGGGCCGCCGGGACCGATCTGAAAGTCAGGGTTCGGCACAACGGCGCGCTCATCGAGAGCGTGACGCCCGACTATTACAACTATGCGCAGTTCGATAGCTACGGGCCATACGAGGATCTGGACTGGGGCGACAATCAGGGCACCAACCGCACGGTCAAGCTGGTGATGAACAGCCAGTATGACACGACGCTGGCCTCGGACTTTAGTGTGATGGTGCAGAATGCGAGGACGACGCTATGAGCCGGTACTTTGTCACCGATCCGCCGGTTGCCGTGCCTGAGTTCGACGCAGCTGCGGTGATCAGCGACACGCCGCCGAACGTGATCTATATCAAGAGCAAGATGGATGTGGCGACCGACGCCAGGGTCAAGAGCGAGCTGGTCAAGATGGCCGGCGACAACAAGACGATGGAGATGCACCTCGGCGAGAACCAACTGGCGCTGCTGATTCACAATATCGTGCGCTGGGAAGGCCCGGATCTGGGCATGATGCCGTGTACGCCCGAAAACATTCGGAAGCTCGATCCGACCGAGCCGCACATCGAAAAGGTGCTGGAGACGATCGCCGCGCGGAATAAGCGCAAGGTTGCCCCAAACCCAAAATCCCCTATCGCGGCTGGGTCAGAGACCAATGGCTCGCACGACGCAAGCCCAGCAAGCGGGCCCGGGATCTCCCTCCAGTTGGCGACTGGGATCTCGAAGTCGCCCTTGCTACGCGCTATGGATGGACGCCAGACCAGATCGGACGATTAGACCCCGACTACCTCGCCGAGCTGCTCGGCCGGATCGATGCCGAGATCGCGACCGAAAAGGAGGCGGCCGAGGAGCGGGCCAAGCAACACCAATAACACGAAGGGTGCCGAATGCCCAGCCAGGCCGTTCTTGAATTACTCATCCAGATGCGCGACGAGGCCTCGTCTGGCCTGTCTTCGATCGGCGGTGCCATGGGCAACGTCGGCATGATCGCCGGCGGCGCAGCCCTGGCGGGCGTGGTGGCCTTTGGCGCGGCGCTTGTCGGCGGCGTTCAGGACGCGCAAGCGTCGCGCGAGCTATTGGCGCAGACCGAGCAGACGATCAAGACCACCGGCTCGGCTGCGGGCATGACCGCACAGCAGATCGTGGATATGGCGTCGGCTATGTCGGATGCGGCCGGCAAATCGCCGTTTGGCGATGATGCGATCCAGCGCGCCGAGAATACCCTGCTGACCTTCACGAACATCGGCAAGGATGTGTTCCCACAGGCGACGCAGGCCACGCTGGACATGGCGGCGGCGCTGAAAACCACCCCCGAGGCGATGGATACCCTCATCGGCAAGGCGCTGAATACCGCCGATGGGTACAAGACGCTCAAAAAGTCGGGCGTGGACTTCACCGAGCAGCAGGCCGCGCAGATCGACGCCATGTTCGCGGCCGGGAATGCCGCCGGCGCGCAGGCGCTGATCTTAGAGGAGCTGAACAAAAAGTACGGCGGGCAAGCTGAGGCGCAGGCCAAAGCCGCCGGCGGCCTGGTGCAGTTCAAGGCTGGGCTGAGCGAGACCTTTGAGACGCTGGGGTCGAAGCTGCTGCCGGTCTTAGATAAGTTCGGCGTCTGGCTGAATTCGCCCGAGGTCCAGCAGAACATCAGCATCTTCGCCGACAAGCTGGGCAAGGGGATCGAGGTCGCGGCCGACTTTCTGGTCAATGATCTCATCCCCGCAATCACGGATCTGTACAACTTTCTTGCGCCGATTTTGGGGCCGATCATCGCCGAGATCGCGCGCGCCTTGTCCGAGGATCTGCCGCGCGGGATCGATCGGGTGGTCACGGGCTGGAACACCATGAAGCAGGCCTTGTCAGACTTCAAGGTCGGCTACATCGACCCGATCGTGCGCGGCTGGGAAGCGGTTTCGAATGGGATCTCGATCGCCTACGGCTGGTTTGAGAAGATCGGGAGTAGTATTTCGAGTATCCAGATCCCGAGCTGGCTGCAAGGGCACTCGCCGCCGCCGCTGGCGAACTGGTTCAGTGACATTGCAGGCGCGGCAGACGCCGCCGGCGGGGCGGTGGAGGGCGTGGCGCCGCTCGGCGGCACCATTCCTAGTTTGCCGGCGTTCAGCGCGGCTGGGGGCGCGCCAGGCGGTATCGTCTGGACAGGCGATCTGATCGTGCAGGGCAGCGTCGTCACGGAACGCGATCTCATTCTGGCGGTGCGCGACGGGCTGGCGCAGCTCGGCCGCCAGAACGTGACCATCTTTGCGGGGCAAACCTAATGGCCTGGCCAACCTTGCTCGTCGAGGTGGACTTTGCGCACGGCCCTTTAACCGCGCTGGCCAGTAATACCTGGACGGATATTACATCCTATGTCCAGGCGTTCACGACGCGGCGCGGGCGCTCAAATACGCTGGGGCGCATGGAGGCCGGCACCGCTACGGTCGTGCTGGATAACTCCGATCGGCGCTTCGACCCGACCTATGCCAGCAGCCCCTACTACCCGAACGTCGTGCCGATGAAGAAGATCCGCATTAGCGCGACCTACAGCGCGGTCACATATCGCCTGTTTACGGGCTTCATTGAATCGTGGCCGCCCGACTGGCCGGGCGGGCTGGACGTGTACACGACGATCGGCTGCGTGGATGCCTTCAAGTATTTCGCCCTGAAGAAACTCAACGGCGCGTATGCCAATGAGTTCGTCGGCGACAGCATCAATACCTGGCTGACGAACATGGGCTGGCCGGTCGCCGACCGCGCGGTCTACAGCAGTCAGAGCCAGATCCAATCTGGCACCTTCGTCAACACGCCCGCGCTGACGCACTTTCAGAACGCGATGGATGTCGAGTCGGGGCTGTTCTATATGGACGGCTCGGGAAGGGCGATCGGCGAGAATCGCCAGTATCGGCTGACCAACAGCCGCACCAGTCAGGCGACCTTCGACGATAGTGCCGGCGCGGCCCTGCCCTGGCTGCGCGTGACGAGCTCGTATGATGATCAGCAGATCTGGAACGAGGCGCGCATCACCCGAACGGGCGGCGTCGAGCAGGTCGCGACCGACACGGTATCCCAGGCGGCGTACTTCACGCGCACCTTAGCGAAAACGCTGCCGATGCTCTCTGACGGCGACGCGCTGGGCCTGGCCCAGTGGCTGGTCGGGCTCTACGCGCTGCCGATCTTTCAGTTTACATCCATCACGCTCGACGGGCTGATGGACGATGCGCTGTGGCCGCATATCCTCGGGCGGGTCATTAGCGAGCGCATCACCGTCACGCAGCGGCCGCCGCCGATCGGCACGGCGATTACGCAGGATTGCTACATCGAGGCGGTGTCGTTCGACGTCGGCCAGGATCACTGGCTGGTCACATTCGGCCTATCGTCGGCGGCGGCGCTGGCCGGGTCGTCGTTCTGGATACTCCAGGACTCGGTCTATGGCGTGCTGGACAGCACGACCAAGTTAGCCTACTAGGGGATCATTATGGCATGGACAGCGCCTTCTGCAACAGATTACGCGGTCGCGGAAGTGGTCACAGCGGCCAAGCTCAATAGCAACGTTGCGAATAATCTGCGCTACCTCAAAGGTACGGACGGCCCGGTATCGATCGACAATACGATCGCCAGCCTGATCGCGGCCGGCGGCGCGTCGGTCGAGGCGCAGGGCACGTCGAATAACAGTAACGCGCGCTTTCGGCTACTGGCCAAGCAGTCGGGCGGCACGGTCGTCGATTACCGTATTTTCGCGAACGCCTTATCTGCCGACGGCGAGCTGGCGATCTACGATGCGACCGCGGCGGCCGAGCGGCTGCGCATTACATCGGCGGGCTTCGTGGGGATTAACCAGGCGTCGCCGGCGGGGCGCTTCCAGGTCAACGACGTGGAGAGCGGGATTCTGTTCTGGCGCAATGCCGCGGTGGCGGGCACGATCGTGCCGGTGCTGGCGGCCGGCAGCGTCGCGGGCAGTCTCAGTGGCTTCTATGTCTGCTACGACGGCACCCAGCGCACGGCGGGTGCGCTGACCGGCGTGAACGCGGCGACGCTGGCCGCCAATTTCAATCTCCAGACCTCGACCGGCACGTACACCTTGCACCTGAATGCCAATGGATCGGTCGATGTGCAGCGCACCGCCGGGACGGGCACGGCCAAGATATGCCTGTGGTTGTTGTACCAATGATCGAGCGCATCAGACAGCGCCGCGCGCAGCTCCAGCAGCAGCTCGACGCCGGCCGCGCGCAGTACGAGCGACAAGAGGCGCAGCTGAAGGAGCTCGATCGGCAGCTGTGCATGATCGCCGGCGGCATGGCCGAGCTGGACGCGCTGCTGAGCGACGCCGAGATAGCGGTCACGAATGGCGCGCACTCGGCAGCATCCGCACCACCTCCAGCGCCTGAATGATCGCGCTGTCGATCGCGAGCGTGACGCGACCTTCGGGCAGCTCGCGCACACGATCCTCGATCGAATAGAGCAAGCGAAAGAGCTCCAGCTTCTGTGGGTCGGTCTCCAGATTATCGAAACGGCGGGCCATGTCGCGGGCATCGTCATCCATTGTCGTTCTCCTCATGGTGATGCGAATGTCATGGTATGCGATCGCGCCGCCACCCTTTGTCGCGCGCTGGCAATCGCCGCGGGTCGCGCGCCTGGCGTGGATCCAGCCGGCTGATGTTCATACAACCTGCGTGTACCGGGGGAGCACGCTGATCCGCTGCTGGGCGGATCTGAGGGCCGGCCTGGCGGTGCTGCGGCTGGGCGACACTGGGCCGCTCGACGCGAGCATGCACCCGGCCGCACACGATATCTACACGCTGGATATGGATGGGGCGGTCGCACGGGCGGAGCTACGCGCGGTGGTGCGACTGCCGATCGTCAGGTGGTAGAGACAGCGGCGCCCGCGATCTCCATCGGGATCGCGGGCGCCGCTGGTGCTCACGGGCAGTGGCACGGCATCTGATCCAGGGTGAGCGGCTGCTGGCCATGCTCGGCCGCCTCCTGCTGCCGCGCCCATTCTTTGGTGACCTCGTTCTCCTCCATCGGCGCGAGCGTCGGGTAGATATACTGGTTTGCTAACCTAGCCTCAATATTCTGCTGCCGCTCGGCCTCCTGCGCGGGCGTGCGATTGCTACTCGGCGGCAGCGGCGCGTTCGTGACCTGGTAGATCTCCGGTGTCGCCACCGCCAGCGCCCCCTCAGCTGGCGCGCTGACATACACCACGGCAGGCGCAGGGGCGGGCGCCAGATCCGCCACGTCAGCAGGCAGCCCGGTCACGTCGACGCTGCGCAGCCAGACCACGCCCGATCCGCTCACGTTGAGCTGCAACCAATCGGCCCCGTAGCGCGCCAGTACGGTGTAGGCGCGGCCCTGCTCGATTGCGCCGATGACACTGCCATTCGGGCTGTCGTAGGCCACAGCAGCCCGACCTAGCGTGTTTGGCGCAACCGCCGCGGCCTTGGCCACGTCGGCGGTTGGACGGGGCGGCATCTCGGCGCGCGCCGTCGCGATCATGATGATCGGCAGCGGCGGCGTGGGCTGTGCGGCGATCGGGGATGGGCTGGCCAGCACCAGCCGGCGCGCTATACTGGCGACGATGATCAGACAGAGCGTAAAGGTGGCCACCAGCGCCAGCGGGTCGCGCTGGTGCAGCCAGGCGCGGACGTGGGCGAGCGCGAGACTCCCGCGCGAGATGGAGAGCCGAAGGGTGGTACGCGTGATCATATCCGGACTCCTTGTCGGATCAATTCTTCGATTTCATCGCGGGCGGCGCGGTAGGCGCGCCCGCCGGTTTTCGAGCTGACGCCGCGCAGCTCTTCCACGATGTCGGCAATGCTCTTTCCGCCGATATAGAGGCTCGCCGCATGTGCTGCTTCGGGCGATGTCATTTTGAGTGTTTGGACTGCCGCGGCCGGCACATCGCTGCTGCCGTCCCGTTGCCGTCCCGTTGCCGTCCCGTTGCCGGCCGCGCTCGGTTCTGTGGCCGGCAACGGCAGGCGCTGCGTCGGCGCGAGAAAGCCAAACTTTGCGGGTGATCCGGCCTTCGCTTCGATCATTTCACCACAGCGCGCGATATCACTCGCGGTCATGTGCGGCACCACAATTTTGATCAGCTCGCCCTGGACGTTCAGCAGATAGCCAGTCGCGTCGGGCAGGCTGCGAATATCAGCGGGCAGCTGCTCGCCACGCAGGCCCAGCTGGTAGCGCGCCTCGTCCGGTCGCTGGCGCAGCACATAGTGGCTGGTCAGCTGGTTGCGCACATCCGAACTCGCCGCCTTCGTCCAGGCCTGCGCGGCCAGGATCCCGTTGACATTGAACTTGCGGCCCTGCTCGGCGATGTTTTGGATATGAAATGGCAGCGCGGTGCCGGCGCTGGTGCGCAGCAGGGATGTCCACTCATCGGCCACCAGCACGATCGGCCAGCGGGCATTGTTCGTCTTGCGCTTTTCGAGCTTGTCATCGGCGAAGGCGAACGCGCTTTCGATCTCCTTGGGTGTGCTGGCGATATCGCACATGAACGCCGGTGCTAAGCTGCCGATCCGGTTGGCCAGACTCTCGTTGTCGCCGGCGTGTAAATCACAGATGATCAGCCGCCCGCCGGCGGCGGCACTCTGGCCCAGCAGAAACGCCAGCAGCCACGATTTACCCGCGCCCTGGAGCGCGCCGACGCCGCAGCTGTACAGGTCTTTCCATGCGCCCGTTATCGCCTGCCCGGTCTCGGCGTTGTAGCCCAGAATGAGCGGTCGGCCAGGCCCGATCAGGCCGCCGTCGAGCAGCTGGGCGAACGTCGGCACGGCCGCGATCGTTGCGAGCGACTCGGCCGCTGCGGCCAGCTGAGGGGGCGCATGCTGGGTCTGAATGTGGACGTGCTGGCTGGTCAGCAGTGGCGTGGCGCGCTCGGCCTCGGCCTGTTTAGCAGCGTAAAACTGATCGAGGCTGCGGCCGGCGTGGGAAAGGAACGCCGCATGCACATCGTCGACACTGATCGGCAGGTCGTTTTGCATCCTGACGACGCGTTCCTGGCGCGCGCGCGCGTCGAGCCGCCAGCCCCATGCCCACACGGCGCGGACGATGCCGAGTGCCAGCGCGCCGATGAACAGCAGCAGCATCAGTGCAAGGGCATCGGCGTAGGATTGCATCGCATGCGAGAGCGCCCGCAAGAACGGCCACAGCGCGGCCAGGAGCCCGATCATGGCGACCAGGCCGATCGGCAGCACATAGCGCCACAGCGGCGACGGGGCGCGGGCCGGCGGGGATTCATGCGCCATGGCCCACCTCACGTTCAGTCAGCCGCGCGGCCGCCGCACACGCGCTTGTTCGGTCGGTCACGTCGAGCTTGCGGTAGAGCCTGGCAAGCATGTCGGCGACGGCGATCGGACTCAGCTGCAGGCGATGCGCGATCATGCGGTTGGTGTAGCCTTGGGTGATCAGCTCGAGCAGATCGAGGTCAGCGGGGGTGAGTTGCATCGGGTTCGCCCTTTCTGCGCTAGAATATAGCGCCTTGAAGTTCGAGTCAGGGCCGCGCCGGCGGGTGTTCATAGCACCGCGCCGGCACCAGTGTCTCTAGGTACTCAGTGCTTTGACCAGCAGCTCGAGCTGCGTGGCGTAGGCCTCCAGCTGTGTGGCATAGTCTTCGATCTGCGCACCGTAGCTCAGGACTGCCGACGAGTCAGCCGAGCGCGGCGGGCGCGGCCGACGTGGGCGCGTAGGGAGTGCCGGCGGAGCGGGCAGTGGCGCGGCTGCGTTCCAGGTCGCACGCACGCAGCTGCTGCAATGGCCGCCCTCAGTGCTGCCGCTAGGCAGGCGGTTTTGAATCGTCATGCCACACGCCGAGCGCACGAGATCAGGGCGCAGAAACGTCCATAGGTGCGCGGTCGGGTGATGCGCGTCGATGGATTGCCAGAACGGCCCGCTGGGTTGCGCCGGCGCGACATCGGGCACCGCCTCCATGCCATCCTCCAGGAGCGACAGCCGATCGAGCACTTCCTCCCAATTGAACGTGACGATCGGTGCCGCGCCAGCCTTCCTGATCACGAACGCGCGTTCGCGGCCCTGCATGTTGCTCAGCAGCTCGACGCTGTGCGCCGCGAAACGCCGCTGCATAATCGCGAAGTCGGGCGGCAGATCGACATGCACCGGATCGGGCATATCGGGCAGCATGGGCTGCTCGAAAGCGGGTGTTGCCGCCCGTTTTGCGGCACGCACATCCTGCGCGGTCGGTGGCGTCTGGCGGGCGTACAGTTCGTCGCGCACTTCAGTAGGCGCCGGCAGCAGCTCGCGCGCGACCGTCTCAGACAAAAATCCGTTGATAATGCGATCGGCAAATGCGCCGTCGCGCTGCGCTTCCTCGTGAATGCGGATCTGGGCGCGGGCGCGACTCTCGTCCAGGCCGATCGCCTCCAGGAAGATCGACCATTCGCCGTGTTTGGCTTCTTGTCGTGCCTCACTTAGCCAGCGCGCCGCCTCCAGCAGTGACACGCCGCTCTGCCGCCGCGCACCCAGATACTGCCGTGCGATATCCTGCAAGCGCTCAGGCAATGCGCCGGCGCGCTCGGGTAGTTGCGGCTCGGCGACCGTGGTGCTGAGTGTGAGCGGCTGCCCGCGCGCAGCGCGCTGCCGTTCGTCCCTCGTTTTAATGAGATCCATATTTATCGGATGCTTGGCCACCTGTCCCTCACTTCCTCAGCCAGCGCGCGGTAGGCCGCGGCGCCGGCGCTCTCAGGCGCATAGATCGTTATGGGCTGGCCAGCGGCCGGCGCCTCGATCACCTTCACGTTATGCGGGATCGTGATATCGAACACCAGGTCGCCATAGCGCTGCCGGGCGGCGCTTTCGATCGCCTGATTAATATTCGTGCGACCCACCATCGTCATCACGATCCCGCCGATACTGAGGCTCGGATTCATCTGGCGGATCATCGTGATCGTCTCTTCCATCTGGCTCATCTGATCCATCGCAAACACGTGCGCCTGCAGCGGGATGAGCAGCCTATCAGCAGCAACGAGCGCGTTGACCGTGAAGATCCCCAGCCCGGGCGGGGAATCAATCAGAATGTAGTCGTAACGCTCGCGGAGCGGTGCGAGGGCCGTGCGCAGCAGCAGCTCGCGCCCGAAGCGGCCCGCAAACGACAGCTCGGCGCCGGCAAGGGCTAAGGTCGCCGGGATCAGATCGACGCCGTACTCGGTTGTGATCGTGACCGATTCCGCGACGGTCGGATCCAGCATCGCCTCGTAGATCGTGCCGTCGAGCTGATCGGGTGTCACGCCGATGCCTTCGGTCAAGCTGGCCTGCGGGTCGAGGTCGACTAAGAGCACGCGCGCGCCGCGTCTAGCCAGCTCTGCGCCGAGTGCGAGCGTGGTGGTCGTCTTGCCGACGCCGCCTTTTTGCATGGATATGGCGATGATCATACGGGGATCTCCTAACAATTAATCGTCGATTAAAACGGCGAGTCCTCGGTCGGCGCGTACTCGGGATTGCTCTCCGGCGCGCCGATTGCCAGATTCAGCGCTGTCAGGTCGCCATTTGAGCAGTCGAGCAGATGGTAGCCGTCCTCCTCTCCCATGGCCTCCCTGGCAATCCGCAGCGCGTGCGCATAGCGCAGCTTCCGGCTGTCGCCGCTGTAGCCGGCATGGACAAAGCGCTGCGCGTAGGCGTCGCGATCTGGATCGATCTCATTTGGCAAGATGATCACATACTGTGGCGGCTTCTCTTGCCCCTTGTGATCCCACTGATTCCAGTACGTTTTCATCACCTGGTAGCGCGGTTCATCGCTCCACTTGGCCGCCTTGCCGCTTCCCTCCAGCGCCAAATCGATCTGTTCACGCACCGACTCTTTCGCCATGTTCCACAGCTCGGTTTCGACCTCTTCCGCCAACTCGCCTTCGTTCAGGATGGCGGTGAGCGTGATACTCGGCTTGACGTTTGAATATTCCGGCAGACTCTGCGTCTCGCCATACGAAACGGTGATCTGAGTGATCTGCATCTAATCCTCCGTCGTGTAATCTGGGTGCTCCATGTGCATATGCTCATTAAGGTTTGCAAATGAGCGATTGCAGCATGGGCACACGCCGTTTGCGATCCGCTTCTTCGTGCGTGTGAGCACGCCTTTGGTCGCGCGCAGCTGCTTCTGGGCGGCGTTGCGCTCCTCTAGCGCGTTCGCGGCGTAGGCTTGCTCCTGCTTCCAGAGCTTCTTGTATTTTTCAGCTTCCGCCTGCGCCTTTTCTGCGTCGCTCTGTTGCGGAAAGGACAGGTTGTGCCCGTTTGGGCAGTAGAACACATCGTGATCGTGCCGCCGCCGATCGAGCATATCGGCGGGCGCAGCGAACGCCACACCACAACGCACGCACGTGATCAGCTCCAGTGTCGTTTCCAGGGTGATCAGTGTGGTCACTCGATCCTCGCTTCTCTCGTCTGTTCGTAGGCTGCCCACGCGCGCCCCAGATCGTACATGCGCCGCGCCTCGTCGGGCTTCATCGTCGGATCGATCTCCGCTGTTCGGCTTGCGTCGTGATAGGCTGCCACTGCATCGGCCAGCGCGTCGGCATCTCGTAGCCGCGCCAGCAGCGCATCGGCCTGCGCCCGCACGGCATTCACCGCCGCCCGCGCGTTTTTGCCATACACGCGAAAAATGCCGTAGAAGCCCGGCGCCCGGCGCGCCAGATCGGAGTCGGGCGTGTAGCTCTCGATGAATGCGGCAGTCGCCTCGCAGGCTTCGATCAGTGCGGCCATGCGGGCGTGCTCCAGGTCGCCCGCGCGCATCACATCGTCGAGCTGCTCACGGAGGCGCGCGATCTCTTCGAGCAATGGCTGCCCGGCGCGTCGATTGTCCAGCACACTCGCGGCCACGTCGAAGATGTCGGCGGTCTCGGCATGATCTGACCCGTAGGCGTCGGTGCGCGCGATGCGCAGCTCGAACACAAGCGCTGTCGCGAGTTGTCTGAGTGCGCTCGCCTCGGCCTGGAGATCGATATTCTCGCGTTCGCTCACGGCTTGTCTCGCTTTCGTCCTTCGTCGTTCGTCCTTCGTCTATCGCCGGAACGGCCCGGCCCTTCGATCGCCTTTTGCCGCAGAGCCGGATCACGTCGGCATGGCTGAGCCGCTGCGTGCCTAAAGTGTACGCCGGCGTGCCGCGCAGGCCTGAGCCGTCGATGTACCAGGCGCGGCCGCGCGGGGTGTCATACGCGAGCTGTACACTGATCATGCGCTGTCGACCTCCGTGCCGCGCCGCTGCTCGCGCAGCTGGCGGAACTGGCTGAGCAGCTGCCCGGCGCGCGTGTCGTCCAGCCCGATCGTGTCGCGCGCGAATGCGATCAGTGCCGCGTCACTCTCGGCTGCATCGGCGCATTCCAGCAGCATCAGCGCGATCTCTCTCGCTTTGGCCGGACTCATTTGCATCGGCGATACGGACACCTCGACGTTGACATACGGCTTTTGGTTTTTGTAGCCGTAGATCGAGCTGACACTAAAATCACCCTGCCGATCGTCTTTCACGACAATCACATCCATCACCGCCTGGCCGATCATCTGCCACGCAACGCGCTCATCGGCGCTCAGCTGTTCCCACGACGGCAGCTGGCCGGTTTCGTTTCGCCACTGTGTATACGCCGCTTTGCCCACTCGCTCGCGCAGATTTCTGGCGTGGTCGATTGTCGCCGGCGGCGGCGTGCGTCCTTTGCTCACCATAACCCCCATTCCACCGGCATCTCCCAGAAGTGCATGGCAAAGGAGTGCAGGTTCACGTAGTCCGACCGGCGCGGTTTTATCATCGCCATATCGAGATCCGCGCCGGCGATCGCCTCGACAATCGAGACCAGCTCATCCCAGCTCGGATAGCGATCATTGCGGCTGATGCTGATGTGCAGAAAGCGCGGCTTGCTTTTAATCGTCAGGTGCGGCAGCGAATCGAGCGACGCCACGACGACGATCCCATCGGCGCTCTGCCAGTGCGAGAGCGCGACCCACGCACCGCCGCCAACGTCGCGCGGCGCATCGCGCCCGCCAAAGATCAGCGCCCGGCCATCAGGAAGTGTCAGGTCGCATGCCGGGATCGTGACCTCGCCAGCGCGGTTGATTCCCGGTCGGTAGATCGGGACGGTGCGTCCTTTGCTCACGTCAGCTCCTTTTCCAGACAGCGACTACACAGCGTATTCCTGCGATTCACCCAGCTGCACCCATCAGGACAGCCGTAGCGATCGGTGCATCCGCACTTTCGGCATAGACCAGGCGCGCCCAGCCGCGCGGTGTAGCGCAGTGGGTAGGTGTGGCCGCCCTGGCCGACCAGGCGCAGCACGCGCACGAAGCCGCCGCCGGCGTCAATCAGATGGCTCGGTGCTTCGGTCACGTCGCCTCGCTTTCTGCCCATCGATAGGTGATCGCGTGCCAGATCTCACCTTCGCGATCGATGGTGCGCTGGCCTTCCATCGGAAAGCGGATCGCGCTACTTGGCACGCCGCAGTCGCGCTTGAAGGTCTCGATCTCAGTTGCCCCCAGCGGCTTCTTGGATCGGGAGATCGTCAGGGTCACGATCTCCGCCTGCACCCGGACGGCGATGCGCGCGCCGCCTTTGAGATCGAGCGCCCGGTCTTCGCCACTGGCGGCCGCGCGCCGCCTCAGCTCGGTGTAGAGATTCGCAAGGCTCAATGCAGCACCTCCCTGCGCAGCGCCGCGAGACTCAGCGCGATCCGCACGTTGCGCACCGCCTTGGCCTCGATCGACGCCACCGCCGCGATGATGGTCGTGTGGTCACGATCGCCCATCAGCTCGCCAATCTCTGTCAGGGTCAAGTCCGTTTCGCGGCGCAGCGTGTACATCACGGCGTGCCTGGCCAGCACGGCCGCCCGATCGCGGCTGCGGCCGAGGATGGCCGGGACGCTGACGCCGTACACGGCACTGGCAGCCAGCAGCAGCTCGGGCGGGATGGATTCGGCGGTGGTCATCGCTTCACCGCCGATCGGCGCGCAGCAAGCGCGGCCAGCGCGCCGTCGTCTGAGTCGCCCCTGGCAAGTTGCGTCTGGACGAACACCCAATCGGCTGTACTGGCGCTCACTGGCAAGATCCGCCGGGCGCGGTCGCCAATCGACTCGCCTTCGCCGGGCGGGCTTACATCGCTGCCGAGCTTGAAGCCGGGATCGTCGGCGTAGGACTCGACCGGGATAGGCTGTGCCGGATCGGGCGGCGCGGCGTGGATCTGGCCGCGTCGAATGGCGTGAAAGAACACGCCCTCGTTCAGCTTGCCGTCGCTCTGGGCGATGCGTTCCTGGTAATATGCCCACGTTTCGCGCACCTGCTCGGCCGTGAGGTCGGGGCGTTCGCGCAGCGCGTCGGCGATAATCTTCGGATCGGCCCCCAGCTCGGCCAGCACGCGTGCGACCCCTGGCACGCGATCAGTCGCCTGATCGCCCCCCCGTACCCCCCCCGAATCACTAGCAATAACAATTCCTGTTGTTAATTTAGTTAATACCATGGGGGGTCTGGGGGGGGATTCTGATCGATCAGGTGATCGATCACGCTGCCGGTTCCGGCGCGGCCGCAGTGGGGTGCGCTCCGTGGCCGATTGTGCCCGCTGCTCCAAAAGTGATCGATCAGGTGATCGATCAGGATACACAGTCTCAACAGCGTGATCGATCACCTGATCGATCAGTTCCTCTGAAAGTGATCGATCAGGTGATCGATCACTTTCGCCCTCGGGATCGCGCAGCAGGGTGATCGTGCGCCCGTCGTAGAGTATCCAGCCATCGTCGGCGAGCTGGCGTAGGCAGTCGGTGATCAGGCCGCGCGACACGCCCGACTCGTCGGCCAGCACGCGCACGCCAGGCGCAATGCTCGATCCGATGATGCACCGATCGAGGATTGCATTGAGCACCAGCGTGATCGGCGGCGTGGCGATAAATTCGTAGGGTCGCAATGGTCGGACAGCGCATGCGCCTGTTGCACCGGATTCGTTCTCATGGTATGATTCCGACATACGAAGCTCCTGGCTTTCAATGATCGGCACCCCAATGCGTTCGCGGCGCGGGGTGCCGATTGTCGTTTCGGGTGCAATGCCGGCGGTCAGAGCCAGCGGAATGGCTGACGCTCCAAGGTCAGCACTTGTCGCAGGGGTCGTTCGACGGGCCGTGGTCG